ACGCAAAAGCTGTTAATAAAGTTAATATGATCCCTGTTTACCAGGGTGCTACAACATTACCTCCCTCAGTAATTCCAAAAAATGATTTAGTAAACTTTGCAATTGGAGTTAATATAAATGATAGTCCTTCTAATACACTATTTAATTGGATACATTTTCCTGCACATTTAAACGACATATCTGATACTTATTCATCTGATTGGAGTAGCACACAATATGTTGGAAGGACAGAAAAGTTTTATAAATATGGTGGAGGATTTGAAAGAAAAATAAGTACCTCCTTCATTGTAGCAGCTGAATCAAAAGCTGAATTAATACCAATATATAAAAAATTAAACTATTTAGCATCATCTATAGCTGGAGACTACACTAGATATGGTTATATGACTGGTAACCTAATGAAACTATCAATAGGTAGCTACGTACATATGGTTCCTGGCTTCTTACAAGGTATAACATATACTATGAAGCAAGGATATCCATGGGAAATAGCCGTATCAGGATTTTACGATGCAGAAGGAAAAACCATAGTAGATGATAGTGTTAAAGAACTTTGTCATTACATAGAAGTAACAGGATTTGACTTTACAGTAATACATAACTTCCTACCAAGAGTTGCAAACGATAGGCCAATGAATACTGGAAGAAGATTTATATCATTAAGAAATGCTACAGGTACAAATTGGAGTTATACTGGAGAGGCAACAGGTATAATAGAAGGATTAGATATAGATAACGGATCATTAGAAGTTGTAGCACTGGATAGTGAATTTGCTGTAGGAGGAACAGATGATATAGATCAAAATTTAAGAACTGGAGATACAAGTAATCCAGTTAGTAATCAAAAAACAGATAAAGCTTTATATAATGGCACTGTTAAATTAGATATAAATGGAATGGGTCAAAAAACATATGAAATTGTATATAAAAATGGTAGAGCATATGGTATTACTGAAGATGCTACAGGAGCATATGAAGTACTACTAACTGATTATTTCACAGAACTACCACCTGAAATACAGGAGCAAGTTGAAGCTTTCACTTATCAAGATTTTGAAACTAAGATATAATTTGATATAATTATATATGAGATATGAGATATGGTACTGTAAATATAATAAAAGATAGAGAGAATAAAAAAAATATTCAAGCAAACTATCAATACCCGGAAGTTAATAAAATTGATGGAGATTTGTATATTTATGCAAGTGCTGGAGATCGTTATGATACATTAGCCAATAAATACTATAAAGATCAAAAATTGTGGTATATCATTGCATTAGCAAATATTGATATTACATCTAATCCAGCATCATTATTTCCACCATTAGGTGCTCGAATTAGAATCCCTGCTGATTGGCAAACTTTTCTAGTAGATAATGAAATTGAAAGCGCAAGAAGAATTTTTGTAGAAATAACAAATGATTACACAGAAATTATAACCGGTTTTACACAAATAAAATTATACTAAACTATGGCTACTAATATTCCAATACAGAGCGATAGTGGATTTAACCCTATTGTAGGAGAAGGTTTTTCAGAAGTTACTCAACGATGTATAAGATGCAAGCAAAAGCTCATAGCTAAAAACAACCATGATACTATATCATATTTTAATAATAATCCACCTTGGATAAAAGTTGCATCTAGTGTAAGAGTAGTAGGCAATTCTGGACGAAGAAAATTACAAACAGCAGGAGTTGGAACGGCAACTTTAATGGATAAAAACCTAGCTCAAAATTTTGTTTTATTTTCTGAATTAGGAGCAACTTATGATACATACACTTTAACACCTGATCTTGGGAATGCTTTTAAAAAAGCAGGTATAGCAGGGTTTGGAGGAAAAGGTCTTTTTACTAGTGTATACGGATTCGGAGAATTAGATTTTGGTTTAGTACCAACCGCCGGTATTACTGATATGACTGTTGAAACATTGGGAGATAATGGTAGTATTAAAAAAGCAACCATTAATATAACAGCGTATAATAAAGTACAGTTTAATATCTTAGAACTATTATACATGAGATTGGGTTATCATGTATTAATAGAATGGGGTAAATCAAAGCATCTTACTAAAGATTGTGAAGTAGTTCCAATGTATAAAACAGCTCTAGAACAATATTGGTTTGATGACCAAAACTTTCCAGATGTATCAGATGATGGATTACATGTTGACTTACTTAATAGTCAAATAAATATTTTAGAAAAAATAGCAGTAGTTGAATCCTATATGGAAGTAGCGGCTGAAGAAGCAGGACGAGCTTTAGAAGGGTCTTTTACAGATAGAGTCTTGGCAGGTTCAGAAGCGCGAGAAGCTGCACGACAATATGATATATATCAACTTGTAAAAGATAGATTTAATGCACAATTAGATACTGTAGAAGATAAAATTGAAACTCTAATGGAAAACTATTTAGAATGGTTTACATATAACTTTAAACAGTATAGAGAAAGAGGATGTGATTATGATGGTATGATTGGAAGAGTTTCAAATTTTAATTGGACAGTAGGAAGTAATGGTGAATATAAAATAAAAATAGAAGTTCTTTCTGGTGGTGATTTATTACAATCATTAACTGTAAATTCAAATCAAAATATAGTAGGACCTAATGAATTAACTATTACAGTTCAAGGAACTAATCCTCTAGGAGTAACTAAATCTACTGGTGATTTAGCTAAAGTTTTAAATAATATAGCCACATTTACAAGAGGTTATACATTACCAGAGGAAGAATGGTTAATTCAAGCCTCTGAAGGGACCCCATTAGAAGAACGAGTTAAAACATATGGAGTAGCGAGTGTAGATCTATCTGAAGCAGAGAAATTTTGGTTTGAAATTCAGAATAATGCAGTTTATAGTACTTTGGAGGGTTTATATTTTGGTTTTGAGGAACTCTCTAGAACAGAAAATGTAACAGATGATAATGCTACAGAATACTATTTATCCCTTGCAGAAAACAGCCCACCAGAAGCTAGTTATACAAATGGATTTATCAAGACAGGAGACCCATTTAATGATGCTCCATATGATCCTAAAATATTCCTAAATAATATTGATGTTACCGCCGATATTATGGGTGCTGATAGATTACAAGATATAAAACCAGGACCTTCAGGAAGTAGAGTAAATCCTGACTCTAATAGTAATTATGGATTTTTTCAATATACACGAAATAATGTATTTGAAGTATTAAAAGTAAAATCAAAAGGAAATGGAGCTGCTGGTAATGCATTTTATATGTCTATGCACTATTATTTAAGTATTTTACAAGAAATAGTAATTCCTAAAAACGGTATCGATGGCTATCCTGCAGTAAGATTAATGAATGAAAGAGGAAAATATCGCTGCAATACTCATCCTCTACAATTATCATCAGATCCTACAAAAATTGTAATATCTAAAACAATAAATATAGCTCCCTATTTTGATACAGTAAATGATGTATTATTAATAGCAACTGGCTCTTCTGGGACAAAATTGGATATCTTACAAGACGTTGGGTTTTACCAATATAATCTTAAAGAAAATGATACTGTATATGGAGATATAATGAATATATATCTTAATATGAATTGGTTAGCACAATTAGCTACCGATGGTGATGCAGATGAATATGGTAATATTAATTTTATAAAACATATATCTAATCTATGTAAGGGTATTAACGATAGTTTAGGTAATATAAATCAAATAGATTTTGCTATTGATAATGAAACAAACCAAGCTTATTTTTTTGATAGAACATGTTTAATAGGTCTTGAGGGATTGCTAGATAAATTAAGTAAACCAAAAACACCATTTTTATTTAATGTAAATGGATTTATTCAATTAGAAGAAGATGGAGTTAAAAATATCCATGGCAGTATTATACAAGATTATAATTTAAACTCACAAATCTCTCCTGAAACAGCTGCTCAAATGACCATCGGCTCTCAAGCAATTGGAGCATCAGGAGGTTATGATATGACAGCATTCTCTACATGGAATAAAGGTTTAGAAGATAGATTATTACCAAAAAAATATACAACAGGATTCTCAGGTGATTCACCAATATTAAATTCAAAAAGATTAAATTCTTTATTAATAAATTTTTTAAATAATGCTAAAAGAGGATATAAAATAGAGATATATGATGAGATGTCAAGGACAACTAAGATTGTCCCAAAAGCTTGGTGGGAAGTTTTAACAGGTATTATTACTACAGGTGCCGTAACGAGTCCAACAGGTCCTCTTAATAAAAGAGAGTTTATTTGGGATATGGATTCTACTAAAATACAAGGAGTTGACCCGACTGCTTTTGGTCCATTAGGAACAATTCAAAAAACATTATTATATGAAATGTTTAAAAATGTATATAAAGAAACTAATTTCCCAACTCCGATATCTGGTTTTATACCTTTAGATTTACAATTAAAGTTTGAAGGAAATTCTAATATTAATTTATTTCAATCATATACAATTCCTACAAAATTTCTACCCGCTACTTACCCAAATGCGATGAGATTTATAGTTAAAAAAATAACTAATAAAATTGATGCTAAAGGATGGGAAACACAATTAAATAGCTTTAGTATACCAGGAGGTGTTACTGCACAAGAACAATATATAGCTGGGCTAGGAAGTCATTATAGTGGATTTAATGGCGGTACAGGTGGAGGTGCAACTGTAGTCATTCCGCCAACTAATACCCCAACAGGAACTCCACCTGGAGGAGGAGGAACAGGAACTACAGGAGGATCTACAGGAGGAACAGGATATACAGGAGGTACAACTGGTGGAGACTGGTATTCTATAGCTGTTGAATTATTAACACAATTAGAAGGATTCGAAGCTGCAGGTTATGATGATAATGAGCAAATTTCTATTGGATATGGAACTAGTGTGCAATATGTTGGACCTTTACCATTTGACCCTTCTATACATATGAATTCAAGCAATTTCAAAGAAGTTACACCCGGTGAAAAAATGAAGGATTATCCTGATGTTAATTTAATGAAACAAAGAGCAGCAGCAGCTATATATTATGTAATTAAAAAACCTGGTGGATTTGAAGATGATTGTAAAACTGAATATGGGAGTACATGGAATAATTTTGGAGATAATCAGAAAGCTGTGGTTGTTTGTAAGATGTATAACTATCCAGAAGGTATAAAACAAGATTATTATGGATCTAAAAGTTTATTAATAAAAGCATATAGTAATAATCCCCCACTCAAAGAAGATATGGAAGAAGCAGCAAAAGCAATAGCTTGCGGTCCATACTCTGCTACAGTGAAAGGAGATGCAGGGGATATAACACCAAATAATCCTTTATTTTTATTTTATATTCCAGCTCCTACACCCCCATTTACTGGACGAAACACAGGAGGAACATCTCCACTTGGAGGACCTTATGTACGCTCCAAAGGAACTCAAAAATTCTACCCAGGTTTACATTTTAGACAATTTAGATTAGCAGCTAAATGGTTAGACGATACAGCATATGCTGTTGATTTAGATCAACCTGCTGATAAGCAATATGATACTAGAACTATAACTGGAGGTGGATACGGTCCAGCTAATCCATTACAATTACCATATAAAGTTACACCAAAAGATCATGACGGAAGTTGGTTAAATTCATCATTTACATCTAAAATCGGAAGAGGACAACAGTCACGATGTAATATTGGTATACGTACATAAAATATAATATTATGTTACAATCATTAGGAAAAATTGAAAATAGAAGAAATAATAGAGAAGTACGTAGACTTTATAAAGGAAGTGTATTAGCTACTGTTGATGATACTAAAAATATCAATACGTCAAAAAAAGGAAATAAAAATTATAATGTTTTTACTGGAGGAAGTGTTCAAAATAAAGACGATTATTTTTTTAAAAAAAATAATGATAATAACTATTATTGTATAGCATTTCCTGATAAAAATATAACCTCAGAAGATTATTATAATGATTTTATAAGAGCATTTAATAATTTACCAGATGATCAAAATTTTAGTAAAGATCATTTTAATAATATACAAAATTGGTTTGTTATAAATCATACATACTCACAATCAGGTAAATTTATAGAAAAATTAAATACTTATGATCCACAAGGTATTCCATTATTATTAATAGGATGGGGAGAAGGAGCAAAACATCTATGGCAATATCTTACATTAAATAAATTACCTATTATCTTATTAGATCCTGTTGTAGACAATAATAGTTTAGAGTATTATAATAATATGTCGGATACTCAAAGAAATATGACTATTATTAATTCTAACTGCGATAATTTTAGAAATAATAATTAACTAGAAAAACATTATATACAATAGAAAATAGTCGTGGTAATTTTGACGGATCAGTAATTAAACAGCCTGGCTTAGATGGCCAATCAGCTAATCATAATTTAATCGGTCAGCCATTATTTAATAATAGTATAATTATAAAAGCATATGATAGTGTTTTACAAACTGATTATTATAATGATAATGTAAAACCATATGATCTTAGTTTTAATAGATATGTAGAAAGATATAAATTTAAAGTATGATTATACCAAACGGACTAATTGAAAAATCTCATACATCAGAACTAGATAGACCAGTCTATTTTGGAGAAGATAGTATAAGATATAACGGACCTATCTTTAGAATATCAACCGGAGCAATATTTACAGGCAGTCAACCAGGTAGAGGATCTATGCTATTATATTACAAAGATAGCGATGGAACTAAAATAAACCCTGCTCAATTATATAATGATAATATATCTAACAATAATATTGAAGACAAAACAAGTTTTAATAGAACACAATATAATTTTAATATTAAAAATAATCTAGAATATGCTAATTCTATGAATGAAGATCCACATACCCGTAGAGTATTATTATTAGGATCAGAAACCGATATACCAGTATCAATAACCGATAAACCATTAGGGATAAATTATGTTACTGGATATTATATTAAATATATAGTTAAATACTATAATAATAATTCTTTTTATTATACTAGTGGTAACAACTATTTAAAATATAGAGGAATAAAAAACTATAGTCCAAAAGTTAATACTATTTACACCGTCCAACCATTGAAGTGGTATATACGAGCAAAAAGTATAGAAGATATAATTCGTATAAATAGATTTAACACCCAGCAATTAGAAAATAATACTGGAATGTCAGGATTATCTAAATTTATTATTGATTATGCAGAATATTATAGTGATCCGTATGATAATTTACTTACATTAGGTAGAGAACTTATAACAAGAGAAGGAGGAGACTATAAAGGAATATATTATATTGATCAAGATAATAAAATCTTTCAGAAATACTCAACTACTAATCCAACTACTAATGAGTTATTTTTAAGTGAAGCTATCGGAGATGAAGGAATTGAAAGACTAGGAGGATTTGCCGCAGTTCAATCCTTAATTAATAATTATTATTTAAATGAAAGTATAAATAGTAGTGTATTAAATAATGCATCAAGAATGGCATTTAATAATTTTAAAACACAAACATTAACTAATAATACTCAATATACAAATGGAGGATCTTCTGGTGGAGGAGGTGGTTATTAGAGATTTTTTTCGTATATTTAAGTATGTACTGGTTAGTAGAGAATAAAAAACAGTTTGATACTTTTGTTAATGTTGTTAAAAATGATCTCTATATCGAAATTATTCCCGATTTCTATAATGAACATCCCTGTCAGCAATCTATTGTAGGATATTACGTTAGACCTATAACAGATAAAAAAGGATACATTCTACCAGTAAATCATTATGAAACAAGTAATTTACAAGAAAGTGATGTTATAAACTTTCTTAATGGAATATCTAAGTTTTACTGTTATGATAAAAAGAAGTTATTACATAACTTTAAACATAGAAATCTCTTTGATATACAAATAAATTACAAAGAGATACAAACAGATTATCCATTAATTATACAAGATTTTCAAAGAAGAAAAATATCTAACTCAAACTGCCCTATAGTAAAGATATATGAGTACTATGAAGCTAAGTATGAGGAGATTAGTGAGCATATTGATAATGATTATAATTTATTTTATAATAATAAAGTACCACTAGTATTTTCAGTTATTGAGTCAAGTGGTATAAAAATAAATAAACAATTATTTGAAAAACATTTTTATGAAAATGAAGAAGATTTTGTTTTTACTCAGTATAACTATACTACTTTAACTACAAGACCATCTAATACATTTAAGAAAGTAAACTATGCTGCTTTAAATAAAGATAATGGTAGTAGGGATTGCTTTATACCGAGAAATGATCATTTTGTAGAAATAGATGTTTCCTCTTATCATATACTTTTACTTTGTCAGTTACTTAATTATGAGTTTGAGGTAGAAGATATACATGAATATTTTGCATCTGTATATCAAACATCATATGATAAAGCAAAGCAATTAACATTTCAACAAATATATGGAGGAATAAAATCCGAATACGAACATATTCCATTCTTCCAGAAAGTAAAAAACTATTCTAATAATTTATGGTCAGAATTTAATTCGAAAGGCTATATAGAATGTCCTATATCTAATTATAGATTTTCAATGAAAGATCATCCGCAAATGAATTCATTAAAATTAATGAATTATCTATTGCAAAATTTGGAAACTTCAAATAATGTTCTTATCTTATATGATATCTTGAAACTATTGCGAGGTAAACAAACTAAGGTTGTTTTATATACTTACGATAGTATATTATTAGATGTAGATAAAAAAGAAGAAGAAATAGTAGAGAAAATTAAAGAAGTTTTTCGTATATTTAATCTTAAAATAAAATGTAAAAAAGGTAAAAATTATGGTAATCTTGTAAAATGTTAAAGTTATGGAGGAGAATTTAGTTATGGAGCCGCAAGTTGATATTTATAATCGATACGATTATGATAAAATCAACAGCGAAATAGACGTGAATAATAAATTATTTTGTACATTCGTTACTCTGGAGGAGTTAGAGGATAGGTTAAAAAGTATAACCACAGAGTACGAAATCAAGTACAACAAGTTATTTGTACTATCTGTAGAAGATAGCGAAGAGTATGTTATTACTTACAATGTAGAAAACGCTAATGTTAGCGCTATCCCTTATAATACAATTTTAGTGCATCGAAAAAAGCATACAAATACTTTGTATACGATCAATGCATTAAATGAATTGATTAAAAAATTAAATGGTGGAGTAGTTGATACTAAATTTCCTATTGAATGGAACCACTATAGAAATACCATCATGCTAACTCAACAGGGTGGTTTAAAAATGTTAAAGACAAAAATATATCAAATAATCGAGTTATAATAAATTGTTTCATCTTAAAAAGTTTTAAAAAATGGATTTAAACGCAATTCGTCAGAAACTGCAGTCTATGCAGAATCAAGGTAATGGTCAAGCCAATAATAATAATCGACCAAATTATTTCTGGAAACCTTCTGAAGGTAATTCCAAAGTTAGGATTCTTCCATCAGCATTTAATGCCGCATCACCATTCTCAGAAATGAAAATGTATTATGGTATTGGATCTAAGATGATGGTATCTCCACTAAACTGGGGAGAGAAAGATCCTATTGCTGAATTTGTAAAGCAGCTTCGTCAATCTAATAACTCTGAACATTGGAGATTAGCTAAAACTTTAGATCCTAAAGTACGTATCTATGCTCCAGTAATCGTTCGAGGAGAAGAAAATGAAGGAGTTAAGCTATGGGGATTCGGTAAGATGGTATATGAATCTCTTCTACAATTAATCTTAGATGAGGAAGTAGGTGATTATACTGATGCATATAATGGTCGTGATATTAAAATTAATGTAGTACGTGATCCTAGTGGAGGATATCCTAAAACTACTGTACAGCCATCTATGAATCAATCACCTGTTCATGAGGATGCTAAATTAGCAGAAGAGTTTTTACGTACTCAACCTAACCCATTAGAAGTATTTAAACCACTTCCATTTGATACTATGAAGTTAAATCTTCAGAATTATATTAATCCGGACGGAGGAGATAATGAAGCTGATACTGTAGCTACACCAAGCAATGTAACCACAACAGCTCAACCATCAGCCTTTCCACCACCACCATCTTCTAATCATTCAGAACCACCTGCTGTAAAGAAAAGTAAAGCAGATATGTTTGATGATTTATTTGAAGAAGAGACTTCAGAAGAAGCTCCGTTTTAATTAATAATAGTATTTTATGGCAAAAAGTAAAAAGTCTTTGTCCGAGGCCGTGTCTTCGGAAATCAAGTCGAAATTTGATTTAGGTAAGTTTAAAGAAAAGAAAGGATTAGCAGGAAATGTAAAGTTCAAAGAACAACAATGGATTCCTCTATCTGATGCTTACCAAGATATACTATCAGTACCAGGAATTCCAATGGGACATATCGTTCTACTAAGAGGTCATTCTGATACTGGTAAAACAACAGCGCTACTAGAAGCAGCTGTATCAGCTCAAAAGCGAGGCATCCTTCCAGTTATTATCGTAACGGAAATGAAATGGAACTGGGAGCATGCAATGCAAATGGGGTTAGAAGTAGATACTGAAGTAGATGAAGAAACTGGTGAAGTAGTTGGTTACTCTGGAAACTTTATCTATGTTGATAGAGAAACTCTAAATACTATTGAAGATGTTGCTGCATTCATTATGGATATTATTGATGAGCAGTCTAATGGTAACTTACCATATGATCTTCTTTTCTTATGGGATTCTATCGGAAGTATTCCTTGCGACCTTTCAGTACGTTCTAATAAGAATAATAACGAATGGAACGCAGGAGCAATGTCTACTCAATTTGCAAATAATGTAAATCAGAAGATTGTTCTATCTCGTAAAGAGTCATCTAAGTTTACTAATACTTTAGTTTGTATTAATAAGGTATGGGCTATGAAGCCGGAATCTCCTATGGGTCAACCTAAGTTAATGAATAAAGGAGGTTACTCAATGTGGTATGATGCTACATTCGTAGTTACTTTCGGCAATATTATGTCTGCTGGTACCTCTAAGATTAAAGCAATTAAGGATGGTAAGCAGGTAGAATTTGCTAAGCGAGTAAACGTTCAGGTAGAGAAGAATCATATTAATGGAGTAACTACAAGAGGAAGAATTATTATGACCCCTCATGGATTTATCAAAGATACTCCTACAGCTCTAAATAACTATAAAAAAGATAGAGCCCAAGAATGGTCTGATATCATGGGAGGTTCTACTTTTAATATTGTAGAAGAAGAGCATGATTTAACTGATATCTCAACTTACACTCAAGAACCCTGAATCACATGGAATACTTGGATATCTTAAATAACATTAACGAA